AAAGCGATGCGAGAGATCGTCACTGTCATTTCACCCGCAAAATGGTGCCGGCTACAGGATTCGAACCCGTGGCCCCCTGATTACAAATCAGGTGCTCTACCAACTGAGCTAAGCCGGCATTGCCCGTTTCGCCAAGGAATCGCGCGCTTTCCGCCTATGTTCGCCATGCGGCACCGTCAAGGCAAACCGGAACAAAGCGGCAAGATCAGGCACACTGTGGCACACTCTTGGCACAATCCGTGTCACACGCTCGTTCGGAAGTGTGAGCCTCCCCCTCCTTCGAAAACCAGTCCGTCCCCACCCGAGTCTCGGTCACCTGTGCGTGTGCCATATGCGAGCGTCAATTCTCAGGAGAATGGGTATCCTAGGGAAACACCTAATATTCCTCACAATGGCGGATTTCTGCGGGTTTGCGCCCTCATATTTTTCTAATCTGAGCCTAATTAGATTATGATGAAATGATCTAATATTCCTCCTTAGAAAAAGCCTTAAATTTCAATGATGCGAGAATGTTGCCATCAGAATATTAGGCCATGCGATAACTCGATAATCGCAAAAGAAGTCAGTTATATCAGCATGTTATCTCGCAGTTTGATGTCATGCGAGGAATATTAGGCATTTCCCGACCCTCCCCAGTCCCCAGCCTTCCAAACCCGCAGAAATCCGCCGTGCATCGCCGCGCGTCACCCTGCATCAGGCACAAGGTGCGATGCATTGCCCCAAAACCCCCAGCGTTCGGGGTGATCCGCCTGCATCGCGTTCGGCCGATCTGCGCAAAAATCGGGCAGAGAAGCCGAAGGCGAGGCGTGGGGGCGAGCGCGGCGCGCTGAGGCTGGTGACGGGGCTTGGAAAGTTTGTTCATTTTTTTGGGTTTGTTTCTGAACGCGGGCGGGCATCGAGCCGGCCGGCTGCCTGCGGCGGGCACGCGAAAGGGGCGAAAGCTCCTGCCTCCGCCCCCGGTTCTCCGCAGGTGTGCGGTCAGTTCGTGATGATCAGCTCACCCGCGACTTTCGACTTGGCCATGCCGCCGACGGTGTAGCGCACACCTTCTTCGATGAAGGCGAAGCCGTCGAAGATCCTGCGCACTTCGGCATGGTCATTCAGCGACAGGACAAAGCGCCCCGAGATGCTGCGCAGCTGCTCTGCCATCGCCTCGAAATCAGCCCGCGCGAACATGTCGCGGCCATAATCCCCCTCGCAGCCGAAATAGGGCGGATCGAGGTAGAACAGCGTCCCAGGACGGTCATACCGCGTGATGAACTCTGACCACGGCAACCGCTCGATCGTCACGGGTGCCAGGCGCTCGTGGATGGCTTCCAGCATCGGCCCCAACTTCGTGACGTCGAACCGGGCTGGGTTGAGCGGCACGGCCCCAAAGTTGCGCCCGCGCACCTTCCCGCCGAACGCCAGGCGCTGCAGATAGAGGAACCGCGCCGACCGCTGCAGATCGGTCAGTGAACGCGGGTCCATCGCAGCCAGCTTCTCAAAGCCGGCGCGGCTGCTGATCTGAAACCGGATCATGTCTAGGAACGCGATGTAATGGTGCTGCAGCACGCGGAAGAACGTCGACACGTCTTCCGACCAGTCGTTGATGACCTCTGCCTTAGGTCGGTGATCGCGGCGGAAGAATACCCCACCCATGCCCACGAAAACCTCCGCATAGGTGTGATGAGGCACCTGGTTGATCGCGCCCACCAGACGCTTCGCGAGGTTCTTTTTGCCGCCAATGTAAGGCGCCGCCGGGCGCACGGGTTCGACCGGCTCAAGCTGGGTATTGGGATTCGACAACATCGCACTTGTTCCATAATTGTTCCGCCGCCGAGTCGGCAGGCGGGATGGCCCCATGGCGGGACCGGATGGGACATGACGACGCACATCGTCGGACTTGGGCGTTGCCGCGCCCGGTCCCCCGCCGAACCCGGCGGGCTGGATCAGCGTGCCGGCGCCGCGGCTCCCGCGGGCATCATCGGCACGTAATCGCGGTAATCGACCACGGTCATGCCGGCGTGCGCGTTCAGTTCGCGGACCTTGGTCATCAGCGGGGTGATCTCGTTGATGAAGAACAGGTCCGCCGCGCTGCGGATATCGCCGAAGCCGCCGTTGTTCTGGGGGACGACGCCCAGCAGCTGGGGAGGCACGCGGTGGGCGGCCAGCATGTCGTCGCGGGTGATGTTCTTGATGCCGGCGAATTCGTCCTTCGCCGCCACTTCGGCGAGCGGCAGGATCTGGATGCCGTCCTTTTTCCCGGTGGGCGCGTGGATGAACAGGTTCTTGAAGTTGCCGCGCCCCTTGGCCTGCATCAGCTTCTCGCGGATGGCCTTCGCGTCGACGTCGCTTAGCGTGCCCTCGCTGGCGTAGAACACATATCCGGCGTGGCCGCCGTTGATGTAGTACCGGCGGCGGAACAGGTTCGCCGCCTCGTTCAGCAGCGCGGACTGGAGCGCGGCGAGCCACTGCGGCAGGCCATAGACCTCCTGCGCCACGTCCGGTTCCTGCACATGGCACAGCGGCCGGGCGAACTTGTGGATGCCCTGCGCGCCGATGCTCACCCCGTTCGGATCGGGCCGCACCCAGAAGAATTCGCCCGGCGTGACCCCCACCCGCGTGTGCAGCGCGGGCGAGTGCTGGTATCGCAGCAGCCGCCCGCCCAGGTTCATGATCGGTTCGGCGAAGAACTGACCCATCTGCAGGTAATCGAGCACCAGGCGGTCATGCGTGTTCGCGTCCAGCCAGCGGCTCGGCACGAAATGGCGGCGCAGCAGATTGAGCTTCAGCCCGATGGCGCTCTGGTGATGGGGCGACAGCAGGTATGCCTTGGCCAGGCCATGAAACGGCACCGGCGGCTCGTACCAATCGCCATTGCGCCACAGCCCGTCGAAATAGCCCCAGGATTCGCGCCCGCTGATGACGCTGACGTCATCGCCGAAGCTGAACGTCTCGATCGTCGCGCCAGCGGCCGCCGCCGGGACAAGAGCCTGCTCGGTCATTCGAAGAACTCCACACTGGATTGGGCCTGGCCCGCCTCGCTGGCGTCCAGGGGTTCGTTGATGAGCGCGTGCATGATCGCCCAGGCGATATCCGCGTGGCCGATCTCTGCATTTCGCCCGGAAACGTAGGTGAGCTGCTTGCCGCTGGCCGTCAGGCTGGGCCGGATCGCCATGAAGGCGTCGCGCACGTCGCTCCATTCGATCGGCAGCTCGATGCGCCGTTCGCGGAACAGGTTCTGCGCCTTCATCACCATGTGCGCCTTGCCGGTGACCGAGTAGGAGACCCGGCGCACCAGCGGGAACCATTTGGCCACGAGTTGCATCACGGCCGATCCGAAAGCGCTGTCCTCGATCGCGATGTCGACGACGTTGTAGCGCTGCGCGAGGCGGCGCAGCTGGCGTTCCTGGCCGGCATAATCCTGCCCGCCGATTCGCACTTTTTCGAGCACGCGGAACTTGCCTCCGGCCTTTTCCGGCGGGGCGATGACGGCGGCCTGGGCGTCGTCGCGGCCCTGGTCGTTCGGATCGTATCCGATCCAGACGGGCTTGTTGCCGAACGGGCGCGGTTCGGCCGGGCGGTAGTCCTTCCATTTGTAGAAGGCATCCACCTGGGCCGGCTGCAGCAGCGACCAGGGGAAAGCCGACTGCGCATCGTCAACGAACTTGCACAGAAACTTGTTGGCGAATTCGTCGACCGAATAGCGCTGCTGCAGCTTCGGCCGGTCGAACAGGTCGTATCCCTTGGCCTCCGCATCGTCGATCGTCACGATCTGGCGCCAGATCCCGTCCGGCCCCACCGCGCCGTCCTTCAGCGCCGCATGGCTAACATCGAACTTGCGCTGATCGCCCTTCGGCCGCCCCCGGTTCCACTCATCGCCGCACCATTTGGCATAGGCGCCGTGGCTGACCGTCGAAGGCGTCGAAAAATAGGTGAGGCGATAGAACTTCTGCGAAGCCATCGCCGATGCGACCGCCTCGAATGTCTGAAAGCCCGGCAGCCAGAAGGTTTCGTCCAGATAGACATCGCCGTGATAGCTCTGGGCGGTGCGGAAGTTCGTCGCGAGGAAGTAGAAATGTACCGGGGGCAGTATCGCCCCCTCTTCATCCTGACGGTTGATGACCAGCGGGTTGCCCTTGAGCTCTACCCCGGTGGCCTCGAACACGAAGTCTATGATGTAGGAGCGGAAAACCTCCGCCTGGTTCTTCGACGCGGACAGGAAAATCTGATTGTTGCCGGTGTCCATCCCGCGCATGAATGCTTCGCGCGCGAAGTAGAAAGTCGCGCCGATCTGGCGCGATTTCAGGATGAACCGGAATACCTGGTCGGACGCCTTCCACCATTCGCGCTGGTGGCCGAACAGGCTCTTGTCGAACAATTCGCGGCACTTTTCGATATCCTCGAAAGTCAGCGCGTTCTTGCGTTTCGATCGCTTCGCCTTCGCCTCTGGCGAATTGCGCGCCGCGATCTTCGGATTGAGATCGGTTTCTTTTCCCCCGGCCTCATACCGCTCCCGCCGCGATTGCCGCTCCAGCTGGCGGCCCAGCAGGTCGATTTCCTTGAAATCCTTGCCGGTCTTCTCCTCCTTCGCCACCAGCATGCAATATCGCGCGTCCAGCGCATCGCCGGTCTTCGTGACGCTCGACGCTTCGTCCCACTTCCCGCGGTTCTTCCAACTCGCCACCGTCGGATATTTCAGCCCCAGCTCTTCGGCGATTTGCTGGACCGACCACCCGCGCCAGTACAGCGAACGCGCCGCGCGGCGCGCCTCGAACGGCACGGGCGGCGAAACGGCGCTGGGGTCTACGGCGGGCGGACCGGTCATGACCTGCGAATGTCACACCCGCGCCGCCGCCGAACGGCCCCGCCGCCGTTGTCGCGGCGGTAACGGCGCGCGCGGATTGCAGAAGCCGGGGCGAGCGGGGATTTCGGGACAACACCGCAGCAACGCCGCCCCGGAGTAACCCGATGAAGACCAAACCGTTCCTGCTCGCCACCGCCGGCTCCACCGTCGATGGCCGCACGATCGACGACAAGATGCTGCGCGAGATGGCCAGCAGCTACAACCCGAAGACTTACGGGGCGCGGCTGAACATCGAGCACATTCGCGGCATCAGCGGTGACCGGCCGTTTCGCGCCTACGGCGATGTGCTGGAGCTTTCGACCGACGAAGTCGAAGTCGATTTCAACGGCAAGAAGGAACAGCGCCTGGGCCTGTTCGGCACGTTCGACGTCACCGACGATGCGAAGGCGCTGAACGACGCGAACCAGAAGGTCTATCCCTCGGTCGAGATCGAACCCGACTTTGGCGGCAAGGGCTTCGCCTACCTGATGGGCTGCGCGCTGACCGACAGCCCGGCCTCGATCGGGACGGATCGCCTGACGTTCAACCGCGCGCTTCCCGGCGTCATCACCCTCACCGCCGACAAATCCGGCGTGCCGGCCGCCGCGATCGAGGCCGCCGACACCGCCGACGCCGCCACCCAGGAAGCGGCCGGCGCGGTGAAGGGCTTCTTTTCGAAGCTGACCGAGATGCTGACCGGCGCCGCGCCGCAGAAACTCGACCCCGCGCCGAAGACCGACGACAAAACCTTCGACGTCGCAGCCTTCGCCGCCGAATTCGGCAAGTTCGGCGAAGTCCTGGCCGGCGCGCTCGACAAGCAGGCCCAGGGCTTCAAGGCCGAACTGGCGGACGTGTCCGGCAAGTTCGCCGCCCTGCAGCAACTGGTCGAGAACACCGCCGATCCGCAGCACGTCCAGCGCCCGCTGGGCACCGGCCACAACGGCCAGACGGACTATTCGCAGGTCTTCTAACCCCCGCGCGCGCCCACCCGAACCGCACCCCGATTTTCGAGGAAACTACCGATGCCCCAGCTTCTTTCCGATCGCGGCCAGCGCGCCCTCGACGGCCTTTTCACCGCCATCGGGCAGGTGAACGGCGTTACCGACGTGCGCCGCATGTTCGCCGCCGCCC